CTCAAATGTGATCGGTGGTTTGCCATCTGTCACAACGATCACAAGTTCCGGCACAGGCGTCCTCGACGTCGCAGTTTCTACACCTTCGGATGGTGGTGGATTTGGGATCAGTTCGATTGACGTGGTTGATGAGACCACAACCGGGAACATCAACGTGACAAACAGTGTGGAAACCACTCCAATCATCGGCACAAATGGTGATCTTGCTGGGACTCGAATCACGACAATTCTTGACGCCATTTCTTGGCCTCAGAACCTGCGAGCAATCGACACTGGACAAACCCGACTTGCTGTTCAAAACGCCGCACAAAGCGTGCTGGATCTTCTTAACGAAGCTGCTCAAACTGATGTCGGAGCGATTTATGTTGAAGGGGATGGAACTGTTGTTTTCGATGACCGAACCTCCATCATCTCCGAAGACCGGTGCATCACTTCACAAGCCACATTTGACACAACCACCAAAAACAAACAGTTCATGGACGTTAAAATTGTTTATGACGACGACCTGATCTACAACATCGTCAGAGTCAACCGCAAAATCACTTCAGTGACTTCCGGAGATTCACTTATCGGCACCACTGTGACGATTGGTAACGCCGAATCGCAGTCTCTTTATGGGGCGAGAACTTTGAATTTGGAACTACCGATCCCATCGGCGAATGGGTCTGATACTTCTTATGGGCAGTCGACAGCAAACGACATGGGGTTATTTCTTTCTTCGCAATATGCGAATCCGGAACTTCGCCCCGACTCCATTTCTTTTAAACCTCGACGGGATCCGAGCAACCTTTGGCCGGAGGTGTTAGGACGTCGGCTTCGAGACCGAATCACTGTGAAGTTCGCTGTTCCTGGTGGCGGCTCACCTGTGGAACGTGATTGTTTCGTTGCCCAAATTCAGCATTCAGGTTCGCCAGCGGATTGGACGACTCGTTTCGAGTTATCATCTGCCACATTCTTCACCGGCTTCTTTATTCTCGACAACACCGGATTTGGTGTCCTAGACACCAACAAACTCTCTTTCTAGGAGACTCTCATGGGTTCAGGCTTCAAAACATTCACCGCAGGCGCTGTGCTGACAGCATCAGATGTCAACAATTATTTGATGGAACAATCCATTATGTATTTTGCGACGACCGGAGCTCGTGATACCGCTATTACTTCACCCGAAGAGGGAATGGTTGCTTTCATTGGAAGTAATGACGTCAACGAGGGTTTGTACGTGTACCACGGGGCGACGGGTGGCTGGCGTAAAGGTCCGGGATGGAATGCGCCGTGGGGTTACATGGCCCATATTGCTCAATCTGCAACAGTGACAACCTCGGGAACAACAGAACTCACCATTTGCAACACATCTTCATTTACTGCTGTTAGTAATCGTCTATATTTGTTGACCGGCACGATCTCAGGTTATGGAACTAGCGGAGACGATTTCACCTTTAGATTGCGAAATAATAGCGCTGCTGGAACTGTTCTTTTAGCTGGGAATGTCAATGTGAAACCATATCCTTCCAATCAGTTGATCGGGGTTGTCTCTATTGCAGCAGGAGCAAGTAATGGGATTTACATGACAATGCAAAGATCAGCAGGAACTGGAACATTCACTTCAAACTATATTGCAGATCCAGCTCAAATCACTTTGACCGACATTGGCCCGTCAGGCGCTCCTGCGTAATGGGGTATTACCTGCTCGACAATCCACCAGCGTCGCCGCAGTTCTATCGGTCAAGGAACTCGACGCCAACCTGGGCGGTTGGGGTGCATACGAGCGAAGGGTCAACTGGACCGGGTAGCGCACGCAACTTGGCGGCATTTATTGCCAGGCGATCCGATCCGGGCAGTTATCACGCCATAGTCGACAGTGAAGAAACTGTCGTGCTGGTCCCGCCGGACTACACCACCTTCAGCGTCGCCGCTTCTGGTTACAACTCGCGCACCTGGCACATCTGCCTCGCCGGACGCTCAGCAGACCTCAGCCCAGACGACCCGAACACCCAAGCCATGATCGTCCGGACAGGCGAAGCCATCCGTTTCCTTTGGGCGTTACTCGGCATCGACGTTAATGCAGCGACGCGTTGGATTGGCACAGATGCCCTCTCGACTGTTGGATTATTCTGCCATGGCGATGTCCAGCCTTGGGATCGCTCCGATGCCTGGTCAACACATCCTGACCGGGCACGCCTCGACCAAATGCTCATCAACGCAATCGCCCCTCCGGCCCCACCCATTCCTCCAACCCCACAGGACGACGAGATGAAACGCTATCTACTCAAAGGCGACAAAACCGCCAATGTTTATTTGACCGACGCTGGCCTCGGCTGGAAATGGCATATCCCGGCCGGACAAATGAAAAACGTGGTTTGGGTTATCACCCAATCATCCGGCGGACAGTTTCTTATCCCAACCGGCTCAAACACTGTCGTTGTCGAAGGCCAAACCGTTTGGGTAGCCGAGCAGGCGTTTGTCGACGCCATCCCCACCATCTAACCGGCAGGGGTGTTCATGTCATGCAGTGGGAACCGATTATCGCCGCGTCAGTAACCGGACTACTCGCCTTTGGTGGTGTGATCTGGCAGTCACGGAAAACCCGTCGAATCAACACCGACGAACACTCCGAGAACTCCCGCAAACTCGACCGCATCGAACAGAAGGTTGACTCCACAGCCGAGAGGGTTGAGACTGTTTCCGACCGGCTTGACGACCATATCGTCCTGCACCGCATGACAACCCGAACCCCATGGTGGCGTAAATGAGCTTTGCCGACGACGTCCGAGAAGAAACCCGAACCTCCGGAATCGAATGTCGACTCTGTGTCCTACTAAAAAACATGGACACAAAAACTCGTGGCGAAGTCAACGAAGTCCTCGCCGACCAGTCTTGGAATGCCGAGGCAATCTCTAGGGCAATGAAGCGGAGAGGATGGGAGATCCGTGGCGACTCAATCCGAAAACACCGACGAAACTGCCTCGTTCGCTGACGAAGTAGCAGCAGGATCACGGCCCCGACGAAACCATCCGCAAGGCTGGGAACCAGGCGTCGCATGGAACGGCCGAGAAGGAACCCTCACCACCCCACCCCTCGAGGCCGACCCCACCACAGGCGTTTGGTCTGAACTCGTCGCCGACTGGGGATTAGATCCGCTCACCACCGAAGTGGTCGAAGGGTCTGTCCAAGTACGCGCCTGGGACACTCATGATGGCCGGCGGCTTCGCTATTACCGGGCGACATTGCGCGCGCGTGAACTGGACTATGACCGACCTGATGTGGACGCTCTCTGCCGCCTAGTGGAGAAGAGGCGCCCTGTGAAGCCTCTGAAAGGCCCTGAGAGGCCCGACCGGGCCTTGGTCGTCCTCATAGCCGATTGGCAGTTGGGGAAGGCTGGGGAGCCAAATGGCGGCACCCCTGAAACCGTGGAAAGAATCTGCCGCACCCTCGACTATCTGCCGGCCCGAATCAAAGAACTCAAAAAAGCAGGCCGCCCCGTCGACACTGTCTACCTAGTCGGCCTCGGCGATCTGGTGGAGCAATGCACCGGCCACTATCCCGGCCAAACCTTCAACGTCGACTTGGACAGGCGTGAACAAATGCGCCTCGCCCGCCGGCTCATCCTCCGAGCAGTCGACAACGTCCTCGGCCTTACCCCACGGATCGTCCTGGCGGCTGTTCCTGGCAACCATGGCGAAAACCGTTTGAACGGAAAATCCTTTACTCGCACCACCGACAACGACGACCTCGCCGTGGTGGAGCAGGTAGCCGAAATCCTCCAAGCGAACGAGGAACGCTACGGCAGCTGCACCACAGTCCTAGCCTCAGGAAACAACCTGGTCCTCAACATCGCCGGCATCCCAGTCGCCTTCGCCCACGGACACAAAGCCGGCGCCTCCGGCCATCCAGCCGCCAAACTCGAAAACTGGTGGAAAGGCCAAGTCATGGGGCGCCAGCCAATCGCAGACGCCGACATCCTCATCACCGGCCACTATCACCATTTCATCTGTTCGGAGACTTCTGGCCGAACGTTCATGCAGGCACCCGCGATGGATGGTGGCTCTTCATGGTGGACTGACATGAGCGGCCAAAACTCACCCGCTGGACTTCTCACCCTCGGCATCGGGACCGGCTACGGACCTCGAGGCTGGGGCGACCTACACATCCACTCCGCATAAGGAACCCGACATGGAAGAAGAACCCGAAGTCGACGAATACTTCGACGCCGCCTGGCCCTCAATCCTCTTGGATGGCTTCGCCCTGGTACATGGCGACAGGGGCCGAGCCTACGGGCCGCCTTGGGAGGATTATCAACGCGTCACCAACCTCTTCAACTCGTTATGGGGTGACGATGTCATCGACGTCAACGCCGGAATTCTCTTCATGATCTGTATGAAGCTCGGAAGGATTGCGCGTGGACTCGAAGAAGGCTTCAACGCCGAACAGTTGAAAGACTCCATCACCGACGCCGCCGGCTATCTGGACTGCCTCTACGGATCACTCCTGAACCCTGCCGCCATTGCTGTCTCTTTCGACGTCGAAGCCGATGAGGAAGAATGGATAGACGAGGAGGAAGAATGACCATCACTATCGAACCCGACATCATTCCTGTCACCCACCCTCAAGAGGAACCGGACGAATACGATCCGGAAGAACACGAATACCCTGACGAGCAGACCTACCCAAGCCCAGATTGGAAACCGTAATGTTCACCAAATCCTTCGTTTTGCAGCTCGTAGAACGTGCCATCAAAACCTTCGCCCAAACCTTTGTCGCCTTGGCCGGCGCCTCCCAAATGGATTGGCTGAGCCTCGACTGGCTGCAACTGGCCGCCACCGCCGCCATCGCTGCCGGACTGTCTGTCCTCACGTCCATCGCTTCGGACAGGTTTGGCCCGATTGACTCGCCATCCATCGTCCCTACCTTCAAGACGTTTCCCTAAAATGTCACCGGCAAACCTTCCCCTCAACATTCGAATCGGCGACACCGAAACCATCTCAGTCGCCATTAAAGATTCGACCGGCGCTGCTGTGAACATCACAGGCCGCACCTACGCCGCCCAGATCCGCACCACCACCGACGCTGCCACAGCACTCGCCACCTTCTCCTGTTCGATTGTGTCCGGAGCAGCCGGCACACTCACCGCCACACTCTCGGCGACAACGACGGCAGCTCTGACCGCTGGCCTTGGCGTCTGGGATCTCCAAGAAACCAACGGCACAACTGTCACCACGCTCCTCAGTGGATCCGTGACCATTTCGCAGGATGTCACCCGGGCATGAGCCAGCAAGTCACGCTGAAACTCACAAACGTCACCCTGACTCAAACCACCGACAGTGTCCAAGTGACACAGGCTGTCCCCGAGGTTGTCATTGCTGGCATTTCCGGCCCTGCCGGCCCTGCCGGCCCTTCATGGACCGGCTACTACGGCTCCTTCAGCGACTCCACCACCCAAACCATCACCGCCGACACCGCCAAAGCCGTCACCTTCGACACCACAGAAGAAACCGATGGAGTCGCAATCGGCACACCAACCAGTCGAATCGTCATCGCCAACGCCGGCACTTACAACATCCAGTTCTCCCTACAGGTCGACAAAACTGATGGCGGCCAAGATGACGCGACAATTTGGCTACGCGTCAACGGTAACGACGTCGCAAGAACGGCCACCGACATCACTGTGGAGCAGTCGGCCCGTCGCCTCGTCGCCGCTTGGAACTTTGTCTACACATTCACAGCCGGCCAATATTTCGAACTGGTCTGGTCAAGCCATGATCCGAGCATGAGGCTCAAATCTGAAGTCACCCGAACCGGCCCTGTCCGACCGGCTGTCCCATCCGCCATCCTCACCGTTTGTCAGGTCCAATAGATCCCCGATTCGACGACGACACCTCCCTCCCCTGGGTGTCGAATGGAACCTCGAGGCGAACCGCCACGCACTCTGAGAACCACAACCGAATCGGATGCCGGAAACCCCAGCTGCCAGCCTTCCCCCAGGCTCCGTGGCTGGGGTTTCTGCATTCCCAAAAAAGATCCTTGACATTCCTTTAAACGTCCTTTAAAACTTCTCATGTGGAGCAGCCGCCCCACACACAAGAAAAGCCAACAGACAAGGAAACCCCGACATGGCAGCAATCAAAGAACTCGACATCCACCTTCAAGAACTCATCGGAACAGAACAAGAAGTCGTCAAATACGGATTCATCGCCGGTATCGACACCTACGACGACGAACACACATGGGAAACTGAAGCGGAACGGCTCTTCGTCTTTGCAAACGTGCAAGCCGAAATCCTCGCCGAAAACATTGTCAACCTGCTCGCTCCTGAGACCAAATATGTCTTGGCCGATGACATTCACGTCGACCCCTATTGGAACGCCATTGAAGCTGTCCGGCATTACATTCAAGACACGGAACCAACCCAAATCAGTCTCGAAGGCTTACAAGAAGCAATCGAAGAGGCCATCTGATGTGGACTGCCATTTGCCTCATCCCAGCAGCTCTCCTCTTCGCCCATCAGATCCGGCAATCCAACAAACCGAAACCGTCGGCCCCTAGCCTCTCCGACATCCCAGTCATCGTCCTTATCGGCAACGACCTCGAGGTAGACCTGTGACCGAACCCAACGTCATCCGCTGCCTCCAATGCAAACAATCCTTCGACCGCACCACAGAAGGCGCCCAGGAATATCTTGACCATCGGGAAACCTGCCCCGACAGTTACACCGGCTACAGCAGCAACCACCCGACAAACCACACCCCGAAAGGTGCAGCATGAAACAAACAGCGCAATTCCTCACCGGCCTCACCGCCTTCATGCTCCTCCCAGCCCTCGTCGAGAACACAGCGCAACACGACGCCCTCGGCCCTGTCCTCGGACTCACAGTCCTCCTCGCCATCGTCGCTGTCGGGATCTTCGCCCTGCCAGTTAGGAACCGGCAATGGTGACCGACACGCTGGCCTTCATCGGAATCCTCCTCATCGTCGCCCTGGTCATGGGATGGGTTTGGGTTATCTCCGAAGGCGTTTTGTGAGCAACCCAAACAAGGCCAAAGGGTCAGCCGCCGAACGTGCCTCCTGTGACTATCTGAACGTCCGAGGTGTCGAAGCCGAACGAGTCCCAGCCGGCGCAACCCTCGACCGTGGCGACATTTGGGTCCCCGACAAAAACTGGCCGGCCATCCAAGTCAAAAACCACGCCCGCCTCGACCTCTCCGGCTGGGTCGACGACGTCGCCATCCAAGCCCGAAACGCTGGCCGAGAAACCGGAATCGTCATCCACAAACGACGAGGCAAAGGCAACCCCGCCTCCTGGTACGTCACCTGCACCCTCGACACCCTCATCACACTCATCGAAGGGAACAAACGATGACCGACACCACAATCCACAACTTCTGTCAGCAACTCACAGCACTCGCCGAAACCGACGAACCCGACCTCGAACTCGTCCTCGACGCCGCCGACATCATCGCCGCACAGCTCGAAGAAATCCGACGCCTCGAAAACGTCATCGCCAACCTCAAAGCCGAAAACGCCACCCTCAAACAGTACGGCTTCTACGAGTGAACCAACCCGAGCAACACCCCGACCTACAAGACATTTGGACCGACCGGGCAGCGTGCAAAGGCCGCACCGACCTGTTCTTCGTGAACCGTGGCGACACCACCCAAATGAACAGGGCAAAAGCCATCTGCAAAACCTGCCCAGTCATCGACAACTGTCGCGAATACGTCACCTACAACCCCGAACGATATGGAATCTGGGCTGGCATGACCGAAAAAGATCGACGCGCCTACCGGCTCGAACAGGGAATCAAACTTCCCAACGCCCCACACGGCACAAGACGCCGCTATGCGGTCGGCTGCCGCTGCCCCGAATGCCGCCTCTCCAACGCCCGATTCCGAGCCGAATGGAACAAACGATGACCAGGGAACACGGCACCCGAGCCAAATACGTTGTCGAAAAATGCCGCTGCCAACCCTGCACCATCGCCAATCGGCTCTACGCCAGAGAACGAGACAGAACAGAACGTCGAGTCGCCTACGGCATCGAAGCGCCAGCAGTGATCTTCATTGACGCCACCGAAACTCGAGAACACATCCAATGGCTTCGCAAAGTAGGAGTCGGGAGACGGCAAATCCACGCCACCTCCGGAGTGGCCCTGTCCACCATTCAAAAGATCGCCTCAGGGCAACTTCTTCGCATCCGACCCAAAACAGCCGACCGGATCTTGGCTGTCGGCCGACACAGAGCAGCTGGCGGAACACTCGTCGACGCCAAACCCACCTGGCGCCTCATCAACGACCTGCTCAAACACGGCTGCACTCGCGCACAAATCGCCCGCCACATCAACCCTGACGCGCGCGCTTTGCAAATCTCTAAAACCAAGATTCGAAAGTCGACAGCCGAGGCAGTGCAGCAGCTCCACGATCAAATCATGTTTCGGATCGTCGAGGAACGCCGGCTCAGCAACGAACGGACGATCAAATCTCGGGCAATGCGCGCGACTGTCACAGGCTTCGGGGACGATGAAACCAAGACCAGCAGTTCCAACCATTCACCACTTGCCACATCGCAAACATGAAGAGGAACCCCGGTTGGTTTGAGACGATGGCGTAGATGGCCCACGGCCACGAATGCAACATCACCACCAACCAACCCCACCACCGGCCCCGACCGGCCTGCCACATACCAAACACACCCAGCAGCTCAAACAGCGACAACACCAACGGCCACATCACAACCTCCAACCCGACCAGGAGAAACTCAAATGACAACGCTAGACCCTGAAGCAATCAACAGCCTCAACCAGCCCACACAAGAAACCCGCCGGGACCGCTGGGGCCGCTACCAAGTCCTCCCACCTCGAGGCGGGAAACTGGTCGGCTACACCAGGGCGACCACCATCGCCAAAGTTCTCGACGACTCCTCGAGTCTCATGGCCTGGAACTCCCGAATGACCGCCATCGGCCTCGGCCTCCGACCAGACCTCGTCGCCCTCGTCGCCACCACCCCACAAGACGACAAAAAGACGCTGGACAGTTTGGTGAAGCGCGCGTCTGAAGCAGGAGGAGCGACAGTCCGACGCGATCTCGGAACCGCTGTCCACGGACTGCTCGAACGTCGCCTCAAAGACCCCACGTTCATCGCCCCCGACCCATACCAAGCCGACATCGAAGCCATCCTGTCGGCCCTGTCCGATGCTGGCCTGTCTTTCGTCGACGGCATGACCGAACGAATCGTGGTCAACGATGAAATCGAAGTCGCCGGAACCTTCGACCTCGCCCTCACCGATGGCGAAGAAACTTTCATCGCCGACCTCAAAACCGGCAGCTCCGTCAAATATGGCGGACTCGGCTTTGCCATCCAGCTCTCCATCTACGCCAACGCCTCCAACCTTTACACCCAAGGCCCAGCGAAAGACGGCTCAGAAGACATCCGTGAACCCATGCCGAACGTCTCCAAATCGGCCGGAATCATCATCCACTGTCAACCAGGCTCCGGCCTCGCCGAACTCCACTGGCTGGATCTCGAAGCCGGAACAGAAGCACTCCACACAGCCCTCGAGGTACGCCGGCTCCGCAAATACACACCCATCCACCCATTCACCCCACAGCAAGCCACAGCGGCCCTCTACGGACGCCAGCGGCCAGGACAAGTGCAACATGTGGACGATCCCTGGCGAATCGCGACACTCGACCGGATCTCCCGAATCATCGTCGACGGCCACGCCCAAGCACTCGCCGACGCCTGGCCCGAAGACCACCCCACCCTGAAATCCGGCGACCCAATCACCTTGGACCAGGGAGACGGAATCTCACGCGTACTCGACGTACTCGAAAAAGAACTCGGCCTCCCCTTCGCCTCACTCCCCGACCTCAACCCGCCACCAGTACCGCCCAAGAAATCAACCAGGCGAAGGGCAGTGAATGACGGCACCGACACCCTCATCCACACCGACATCATCAACCGGCTCAACGAACGGGCAATGGAACTCCAAGAAGAAGCGCTCCTATGGGTCAAAAACATTCTCGACGACGCCAAAACTTGCGGCCGAACCCTCGCGCTCTCACCGCCACAAGGGATCCCAGCGGAACGCCGCTACCTGATCTGCCAAGCCATCATCGACCTCGCTGTCCATCGCGATGACGAGCTGACTTGGACGGTGCTAGACAATGCGACCGACCAAAAGATCCCCCACCATTCTCTCGGAGACGCCTTTGGCACTCTCCGAAAGGCCGAGGCCAAAGCGGCTCTCGGAATCGTCACCGCCATCAACAACCTCGACCTCGTCCCAATGTGGGATGAGAACGGTTGCCGGTTGGAAGGTGACATCGTCACAGCCATCAAAGGTGGCTCCCCGACAGACAAGGAAACCCAACAGTGACATTTGACAACACAGCAGCAGAGGCCCTCACCCGCAAAGGTGGCGGCAACATTGCCAAGTTCCCGAACATCGGCGACATGGTCAAAATCAAAATCACCGGACTTGAAGAACGGCAGCAAACCGACTTCATCACCGGAGAACCCATTACCTGGGCAGACGGCAAACCCAAAATGCAGTTTGTCTTCACCGGCATCGACCAGGACACCCAAGAGGAAACACGAATCTTCGCCAA